ATCACAATGTGCCCAATGCACTCAGGGCGGTTAAAGAACGGGTCTTTACCGTTAAGGAAGGCGATAATCTTGTTCCGCCTCCCGTTCCCGCCCCAGGCAGTTTCAAAAAGGTTGACCAGTTCATGGCGGCCGTAGCTGAAACAGTTGGCCCCCGCTCAAAATTGACACACAAGCAATTCGTTGCCCAGTGTGCCCCGAGCAAGCGCAAACTGTACAGCAACGCCGCCGATGAGCTGCGCCGGTCGGGTCTATCCCGCCGGGACGCCCGCGTACGTGCATTTGTGAAGAACGAGAAATTAATGTTTAAGTTATTGGGTCCCAAATCCGACCCCGCGCCGCGATTAATTCAACCGAGGTCCCTAAGTACAACGTCGCTTTGGGCTGCTATACCCGGGCATGTGAGCATGAGATGTACACTGCCATAGCCAAGGTATGTGGCACAGACGACGACTCCCCAGTCGTAATGAAGGGGATGGACCCGGTCGCGTGCGCAAACGCGATTCGTAGGAAGTGGGATTCTTTCTCCCACCCTGTTTTCGTTGGTCTTGACGCTAGCCGGTTTGACCAGCACGTCAGCCAGAGAGCGCTGCGCAGTGAGCACTCTTGTTACAATGCCATTTTTAAGTGCAAAGAACTCGAGTGGCTACTCGCACAGCAGCTTACCACCAATGGAGTTATCTATTGCGGCGACAAGCGCATAGTGTACGAGAAAGATGGAGGCCGATGCTCCGGTGATATGAATACCGGGCTAGGTAACTGCCTTCTCATGTGCGCTCTTGTCGACGCCTTCATTGATGGGAGGTTCAGGTATCACATGATAAACAACGGCGACGACTGTGGCATTATCATGGAGAGAAGGTGCCTGGAACGCCTCTCTGGGATCGACAAGTTTTTCCTTGACCATGGGTTCAACATCAAAATGGAGAGCGAGGACAACGTTCGGATGTACGGCGAAACCACTATTGGGTTCGTCAGCAAGTTCGAGCGTATCACGTTCTGCCAAACCCAGCCCGTCCGCTGTGCGGAGGGGTGGATAATGGTCAGGTGCCCCGACACGGCATTCGCCAAGGACAGTCTCGCACTATGTGATCCAAGGGACTGGAAAAAGTGGATTGCCGCGGTTGGCACCGGCGGGAAGGCTTTATACGGGGATATCCCCATCTGCTCAGCACTCTACGACACTTACATCAAGTGGGGTGACACAGGTGGTAAAATTGAATCGTCATTGTTATACCAAGACAGTGGCTTCGCG